TATGGCTCAAGAAAAAGGCGGAGAAATGCCCACAGAAAAATTAGCACGATTTAAAGCAAATCCATATGAATGGGAAAAAGAAATGGAACGATATGGCCTTGGAGAAAAAGAAAGAAAAGTTCTTGAACCGGTTCTGGGAATGTCATATGGTTTGTGTATAGCACAAGAGCAATTTATGGAATTAGTTCAGCTCCCAGAGCTTGGCGGTTTTAGTCTAACGTGGGCTGATAAACTTCGTAAGTCAATTGCAAAGAAAAGTCCAAAAGATTATGATGCATTGACGAAGGAGTTCTTTGAAGTAACAAAAGAAAAAGGTATTAATCAGAAATTCACAAATTATGTTTGGAACGTTTTGATAGCCATGAGCCGTGGATATGGATTTAACCAAAGTCATACCCTTGCATATAGTCTTATTGCACTTCAAGAAATGAATCTTGCATATCATTTTCCAATCATTTTTTGGAACTGTGCATGTTTGATTACAGACGCGGGCGGCGATGAAAAAGAAGTTGAAGATGAAGAGAATGAAATTGTTGAAGAAACATATAGTAATGAAATTGAAGAATTTACACAAGATGACGAAGATGAAGATGATGATGAAGAAGAAGTCGCAGAAGTAAAAAAGAAGAAAAAGTCTACAAGTGTAAACTATGGGAAAATTGCAACTGCAATTGGTAAAATGAGAATGAGTGGTATTAAAGTTGAACCACCCGATATAAATAAATCAACTTATACATTTTCGCCAGATGCAGAATTAAATATCATTCGTTATGGTATTAGTGGTATTACGCGGGTTGGCGAAGATTTGGTAAAAGCAATTATCGCTAACAGACCTTATACTTCAATAACTGATTTTCTTTCAAAAGTAAAAGTTAATAAAGTTCAAATGATAAATCTTATTAAGTCTGGCGCATTTGATGGATTTGGAGATCGTGTTGAATTGATGCATCAATATGTAGATTTAATAAGTGATACAAAAAAGAGAATAACACTTCAGAATATGAAGATGTTAATTGACTTTGGTTTGATTCCAGAAAAATATGATTTACAGCGGCGAGTATTTAATTTCAATAAGTATATAAAGAAAATGAAATTAAGTCAAGATTGGTATGGTATTGATAATCCGGCATATAAATTTTTAGAAACGTATTTTGATGTAGATCAATTGGTGCCAGATCAATTCACAGAAAGCGGTTTTCGTATTAAACAATCGGTATGGGATAATATTTACAAAAAGCAAATGGATATTATTAGACCATATGTAAAAGAACATAATGCAGAACTGTTAGAAGCTGTAAACAGTAGATTAACCGCAGATGTATGGAATAAATATTGTCTTGGTAATTTGAGTAAGTGGGAAATGGACTCGGTTTCATTCTATTCTCACGAACATGAACTAAATGATGTTGATTTAGAGATTTATGGTATAGATAATTTTTTTGATTTGAGTGAACAAGCAGAAGTTGAAAGAGTTATTCCAATTAAAGGTAAACAAGTACCGATTTTTAAATTGCATCGAATTGCTGGGACAGTATTAGATAGAGATAAAGCAAAAAAGACAGTTCAACTTTTGACTCCAAATGGTGTTGTAAGCGTAAAAATTTATGGCGCATTTGAAGCATATGATAGACAAATCTCAGTAAAAGGGCCAGATGGTAAGAAACACGTATTAGAAAAGTCAATGTTTTCACGGGGTAATAAAATAATTGTAACTGGAATTCGTGCAGAAGAGAGTTTTATTGCAAAAGTATATAAATCAACTCCATGGCATCGTGTTGAACAAATTACTGAGATTAATGGAAATAGAATGATAATTAAAACAGAAAGGGCAGAAGAAATCTCATGACGATATTAGTTTATGATTGGGATTTCTTCCATTACCCCAGTGTTATACCTAATTTAGAATGCGCAAAATATGCGGCTTGGCGCAAGAAAAAGCGAGATATAGTAACATTTAATAATAACTTAGATCCATCTATGTATACAAAAACATTTTTTAGAAAAGAATATGAAGATGGAATATATGACAAGATTATTTTAAATCCAAAAGTAGAATACGGCGGCCGCGCCTTCTCGCAGAAATATGTTCCATTTGATCCAGAAATGGAACAAATAGTGCCAGACTTTGAAATATATCGTAAATATCAAGAACTATATGGCACAACAAAACCAAGGCGCGAAGAAATTAGAACTATTTTATATGCAACTCATGTACGATTATCTTTGGATGGAAAAACATTAGAGCCTTTTCCATATGATAGACTTCAACCATATCATCCATCTATAATTGTACATGATTATGATCTCGCCAGCGTGCCGGGCGCCTTCGAATTATTAGAAGAAGTAAGTAAACTGCGGCCGAGTGGTCTGCCATATCGTATTGGTAATAAATATCCTATTAATGTATATACATTTGACGATCTGATGAAGTGGCTTAAATTGCCGCCAATGGGTACTGTATTTTATCTCCAGTATAATGGTATGTTTACAAATGATGAGCTGGCCGCCCTATGCGAAAAGCCTATACTTGGTCTTCGTCAAATGGTTTATAATCCCACCTATGGATGCTACGATGAGAACCATTTTTTGGAACATGGTCTAGCAGAATTTTATAAGCAGTTATTATTTTTACGAAGTCATGATACAAGAATTTTACTTAATATAGACAACGAATTCTTCAAAACACCCGAACTATATAAAATGATGAAAATATTTAGTTGTTATTATGGGCGTTCTAAGAATCAATATATAAAACCGCATAAACAAACCCTTTATGAATGGTGCGCATGGAAAGAGCGAGCATACTTAGAAGTTATGCCGTGGTCGCATTTTTCAGTAACACAACAAGAAATGCGTGAATGCTTTCAGTGGATGCGCTACCATAATTATGAAGTATTTGATATGTTTTATAGTATGCCAACTGTTATACTACAAGGAGGAAAGTTAGTAAATGGATGGAAACCAAATTCGTAAACAGATTGATGAAAACAATGAGAAAATTCGTCAGCTTGTAAATACATTTGTTTTAACAGATGAAATCAAAAATCTAATGAAAGCAAATGATGCAATCCGCGCGGGGTGTCAGCATCATTTTGTGGATGGCGTCTGTGAATATTGTGATAGTTTTGAAGGTGCAGTATTTGATTAAGTTATATACAACAAATTGTCCCAAGTGCCGCGCGCTTGAGATGAAATTAGATAAAGCTGGAATTGAATATGAAGTTTGTGATGATTTGGTAGAGATGACTAAAAGAAATTTTGCTTCTGCACCAATGCTTGAAACAGACGATGGTTTATTTGATTTTTCAGAAGCAATAAGGTGGGTAAATAGTAGATGAATATTAATATAAGAACTAAAAAGAATTTTCAAACTCAGTTTAATAAAATGGCTGAAATGTATGGAGAAGAATTTCTTAAACTCCAAGGATTGGATGATGAAAAATTAAGTCTTACTGATTTTATTGAAGGCTTTATTGATTCTGATAATGTAGCAAATGCTTCAGTTGATGCAAATGCAAATATTGCACAAAAAGATATTGTGACGCTTTTATCAGAAATGTCCAAACCGCATCAAAAGCTTTTAGCGTTTAATAAACTTTATTATGAGCTAAATAAGAAATATGGCTTTAAGACTGCAAATGAAGCCATGGAAGCTATGTGGAATTATGCCATTTATATGCATGATTTTAATACTTCTACTTTTTATCATTATTGTTTTGCTTATGATATAAAAGATATAGTGGAGCGTGGGTTATTCTTTATTGAGAATTACAACGCGAAGCCTGCAAAGCATTTAGATAGCTTTATCCAGATTCTTATGGAAGGAATTGCATGGCTTAGTCGCCGTCAATCGGGTGGACATATGCGCCCATTTGTATGTTTTCCAGTAATCACTGGGGTCACAATTTGTGGCTAACGGGGAAAGCTAAACATGAATATGCATGCTAATCCCGTGGGAATAACTAAAGATATTTATAAAATTACTAATAATGTAAATGGGAAGATTTACATTGGACAAGCTAAAAATACAGAAGAACGTTTTAAATCTCATTGTAAGCAATGTGTAACTGATTGTTTAATTGATTATGCAATTAATAAATATGGTAAAGAAAATTTTACTGTTGAAATATTAGAACCACAGATTGAAGATTATAATGAACGTGAAAAATATTGGATTAAACAACTAGATTGTAAAGCGCCTAAAGGTTATAATATAGCAGATGGTGGAAATGTACCCCCAATTTATTATGGAATTAATCATCCAAATGCGTCAATTAAATCACAAGAGTTACTTGATAAAATTGTCTTTAAATTAAGTGATACGAATGATAGTTATAATTCAATTGCTAATGAATTTCATATTAGTAAAAAAACAGTATTAAATATTAATCATGGTATTCACTATAATAACCCTTCTTTATCATATCCATTGAGAAAAACTCCAAATATAAATGGGTTTTTAGATGAAGAAACTATAGATAATATTATCGAAACATTAAAATATTCATATGATACTAACGAGCATATTGGAGAAATGTTTGGTGTAAGTGGTGATACAATTCGAGGAATAAATAGAGGAATTGTACATCATAGAAATAATATAGAATATCCTATTAGACCTAGTAATGCTACTCGTTCTAAAGTATCATATGACGAATTAATGGAAATTGTAGATTTAATCCAAAATACTGATATGAGTTTTAGAGCGATCGGTAGAAAATATAACCTAGATGATAGTATAATAAGGAATATAAACAATGGAACTGTTATATATCATCGCCGTGAATTAACTTATCCATTGAGGCTTCCCCCTCATAAAAAATAACTTTAGTTACCCTGTATCGACTATCCTCGGAAAGAGGAGTAGAGCTACTATTGATACGTAGCTCGAAAGACATACACTATATCTTAGGATATAGCAAAAGATAGTCAGTCATTATAGAAATATAATGTGGCCAATGGCAGTTGGTCTCCCTAACCTTATTCCTTATCTTTATTATTTCTGGAGTCGTGATGTAAAAGCTGGTTATTATACTAAGGATCCAGAAACTTACAAGCACCAGCAACTTCAAGCTCTTATATATCGTCTTAATCAACCTTGGGTTCGTACTGACCAAGCTGCATTTACAAATGTAAGTGTTTTTGATCATCCGTACTTTGAAGCTATTTTTGGCGGTTCCATTTTCCCAGATGGAGAATTGATGATTGATGAAGAAGAAGAAATTATTCAATTCCAGAAAGATTTTATTGATGTGGTTAATGAAATTAGAGAAGAAAATATTTTTACATTTCCCGTTCTTACAGCTTCGCTTCTCTTTAAAAGTCCACTGAATCAAATTAAATTTGCAGATGAAAATTGGGAAGAACAAATGGGTGAATATGGTTTTGTTGATAAAGAGTTTGCGCGTTGGGCTTGCGAAGCATCTCGTAAATGGAACCTTTTTAACTTCTTTACCGATAGTACAGTTAATAGTCTTAGTAACTGCTGCCGTTTGAAGTCAGATGTAACTGATCTGTATTTTAACTCTATCGGTGGCTCTGCGCTTAAAGTTGGTTCTGTTAAAGTCTGTACTTTAAATATCGCGCGGCTGGCTTATCAAGCAGCAGCACAATTTTTACCCACAAATAAAGACATTATTCCAACTAATAAAGAAATTGCTAATGCAGAACAAGACTTTTTAGTGCGACTTCGTAATCTTACTGAACTCAACTTAAAAATTCTTGATGTACAACGCGATATTATCCGTAGAAATGTAGAGAAAAATCTTCTTCCAAGCTTTTCTTCTGGACTTGTTGATTTTGAGCATCTTTATTCTACAGTAGGTATTAATGGTATTTATGAAGCTATTAAAACTTTTGGGTATACAGAAGTTGATGAATTTGGCAATACTTCGTATAAAGATGAAGCATATTCATTAGGCCGCCGCATCTTTAATGTAATTCGTAATTGTATTGATAATTTCTCTCTCGATAAAGATTATAAGTTTAACATTGAACAAGTTCCTGCTGAACAAGCAGCCGCAAAGATGCAAGCAGCAGATAAGTTTTTGTATCCAGAAAAAGTTGTGGAAGATCTTCCACTTTATGGAAACCAGTGGATTCCACTTGGTATCAAAGCAACAATTCTTGAACGTACTAAAATCTGTGCAGCTTTTGACTCATATTGTAATGGTGGATCAATTGAACATATTAATGTTGATGCTCCATTTTCTACTTTTGATTCTGCTTGGGAAATGCTAAATTGGGTTGCTTCTCAAGGTGTAACATATTTTGCATTTAACGGAAAAGTTTCTCAGTGTAAGAATTATCATAGCTTCTATGGTAAAGTTTGCCCAGTTTGCGGCGAGCCAGTTGAAACTGAATACACGAGAATCGTAGGGTTTTACACACCCACAAAAACTTATTCAAAGGAACGCAAAGCTGAATTTAATATGCGCGAATGGATGCCACTTAATGAGAAAGGTGCAGAAGCATGAGAGAATGGTGTATATGGTTAATAACCGGTGTAGAAGACGGTTGGATAAAAGTCGATCAAAAGACTTGGAGACAATATCTATTAGCAAAGGCGTATATCAATGAAACTTAAAGGATTAAATGATTACGACATATGTAATTATAAGAAACCTGCGATGTTTCTTATCTTTCCATATTGTTCTTTTAAATGTGATAAAGAGTGTGGAGTAAACGTTTGTCAAAACTCTGCACTCGCGCGTGAGCCTGTAATTGAAGTTCGTGTTGCAGATATTGTATATCGCTATTTAAATAATCCACTTACTCACGCAGTAGTCTGCGGCGGCTTGGAGCCGTTTGACTCTGCGCAAGACTTATTTTTATTTATTACTTACTTTCGTGCCTATTCCAAAGATCCAATTATAATTTATACAGGTTATAAAGAAGAAGAATTAATTGAACAAATTAAATTTCTCCAACAGTTTGATGATATTATTGTAAAGTTTGGAAGATTTATACCAGATTCTCCACATATATTTGATACGGTTTTAGGAGTTGAATTAGCATCTAATAATCAATATGCAAAGGAGTTAAAATGAAAATATGTTTTTGTGCTACTGAAAATTTATATGAAAAATTAGCAATAGTTATAACTTCACTTCTTCATTATAATTCAAATATAGAAACAATTTATTTATATCTTGAACATGATGAATGGTCATATATAAAAGATGAAAGAATAAAAGTTATAAATGTATCTAAATTAAACTTGGATATTTCTAAAACTAATCCAAATTTAAAAAGATTTTGTACCTATATGTCTCTAGTAAGAGCATATTTACCAATTATATTAAAAGATGAAGATAAAGTTATCTCTGCTGATTGCGATATAATTTTTAATGGTAATATAGAAGAAGCATGGAACTGGAATTTAAATGGTAATTATGCTGCGGCCGTTCCAGAATGGAAAAAAAGTTTTGATATAGATACTACAAAATGTAATTTTCCATATGTTAATGTTGGCTTTACTGTTATGAATTTAAAATTAATGCGTGAAGATCATATTGCAGAGTTAATGAGTGATTTAATGAATGTAGTAGATCTTGGTTGGCCTGACCAAGACGCATTAAATATAATATGTAAAGATCACATATCTTTATTACCATATAAATATAATTCTAATTATTATACTGGTATTTCTGAAACTCCAATTATTATACATGGCACTCCTATAAAACCGTGGATACCAGATGGACCATATTGGCCAATTTGGCAACATTATGAGGAGATGTATAAAAATGAATATTCAACAAAGGCTGATGGAAAGAATTCGTATGAATAATGAATCATTAGCAGATGGATACATCAAAATACCTAATCCTGATTTTATAAAACGAAAGAAAATCGAAGAAGATATAAGATTAAATGATGGGTATTGTCTTTCTAAACCAAAAGAAGAAGACAACAAATGCATCTGTAAAGAATTTGAAGAACAAAAATGTACTGGGCCTTGTAGATGTGGACTTTATTATAAAGTATTAAAAGCCCCAAAAGTGTGTCTCTGCGGCAGTACACGTTTTAAAGATAAGTTTTTTGAAGTAGCAAAAGATTTTACTTTAAGAGGATGCATTGTTACAATGCCAATGGTATTTGTACACAGCGGTGATGAAGAGATAAATGAAATTCAAAAAGAATACCTTGATGAAGTTCACAAAGCAAAAATTGCAGATGCAGATTTGGTTTATATTATAAATTGTGATGGATATATAGGTAGTTCAACCCGAAGTGAAATAAATTGGGCACTGAAACTTGGAAAGAAAATTGAATACTTAGAATCGTAAATTTGACTTTCTCTTTCATTTGTGGTATAATATATATGAAAAATGAAAGAGAATTGTTATAAAAAGGAGATTTAAATGAAAGCATATCTTGCTGGGCCAATTTTCACATATGGAGATTTTCTCCGTAATACAGAATGGGCAAAGAAAATTAGAGAAGCATTTCCAGATATTGACCTTTATAGTCCGGTAGAAAATACTGATATAAATGGTGTAGAAGGGAAAAAGAAATTTGCAGGAAGTAAAGAGATTGCAAAAGCAGATAATGAACGACTTGATAAAACAGATATTCTTATTGCTTGTATTGATGGCGATGTTTTACCGGCAGGGACTTGTGCAGAAATTGGGAAATTCCATGAAAAAATTGCACGTGGAGACGACAAATTCATCGTAGGAATTTGTACCGATAATCGCCAGTGCCACCTAACTCATAGTGAAGCAAAAGATAAAGGCGGTGCGGCAAGCCTTGGTGAACAGCAATATAGTTATCAGAATCTTTATGTGACTGGTCTTATTAAGGAATATGGCGTGCTTGTATCAAATATTGACGAAGCACTTGAAGCCATTATTAGATGGCTTGATCCAAGACCTACTATAGAAGAAATTGAAAGATTCTGGAGGGAAAGTGAATGATTTATAATGTAGAAGATAGGCCACCAATTGGTAAATTACTTTTATTTGCTCTTTAGATAATGCTTAGTTGCTTTACAGCAACAGCATTAATTGGTCAAGTATGCGGTGTACCGCTTTCTGGAGCTTTTCTCGGCGCTGGATTAGCGACAATTGTATATATGGTATGTACAAAAGGAAAATCTCCAATGTTTATTAGTAATAGTGGAGCTTTTGTGGCACCAGTAGTCGCAGCATTAGCAGCTGGCGGATATACAGCAGTTGCAATTGGTGGTGCTGTAGCGTGTATTGTATATACAATCTTTGGTTTAATTTTTTATAAGATTGATGTAAAGTATTTATATAAGTTTATGCCAAAAGTGCTAATTGGATCAGTTACAATTGTGATTGGTATTAACTTAATGGGATTTATTCCTGGATATATTGGAGACACTGGTAATTTAGGTCTTGGAATTGCATTGATTACTGTATTAGCGATTGCTCTTTCAAGCCACTACTTCAAGGGCGCGCTATCGATGTTTCCATTTTTAATCGGTACTCTGGTTGGATATATAGTTGCAATTCCTTTTGGTTTTGTTGATTTTTCAAAGTTTGAAGGAATACATCTGTTTACGTTGCCAACAATTGCATTTATGCACTGGGAACACGTTGAGTTTAGCACGATGATCCCAATTATAGTGATGTATATTGCTTTTACTATCAGTGCTATCTGTGAATGTCTAAGTGATCACGCTGCCCTTGGTAATATTGTGGGTCGAGATTTGTATAAAGATCCAGGGCTTGGACGTATTTTTGTTGGAGAAGGTGCCGCGAATCTAGCAACTAGTTGCTTCGGTGGTCTTGGAGCTTGTAGCTATGGCGAATCAGTTGGCACTATTGGCTTTAGTAAATGCGGAGCGACAGTTGTAACATTCGCCGCAGCACTAATGATGATGGCACTTGGTTTTCTCGAACCGATTCAAGCCTTTATTGCTTCTATTCCAAGCTGTGTTATTGGTGGTGGTACTGCTTGTGTACTTTATGGATTTATTAGTTCAAGTGGTATTAAGTTGCTGAAAGATGTTGATTTAAATATACAGAAAAATTTGATTATTTGTTCTGTTGTATTATCACTTGGAATTAGTGGTGTAGTATTTAATAGTGGAGACTTTTCACTGAGTGGTACTGCTCTGGCACTGATCGCTGGCGTTATCCTTAATTTAATACTGAGGGATAAAGAATGAAAAAGATTTTTAGTTTAGTTATATGTTTAACACTTTTGTGTAGTATTGGAATTTCAGCATCAGCAATTAATATTGATGCTATTTAGCCGGATACAAATGTGATATACGTTGGTATTACTGGCTGTGATGTTCCAGTTGAAGGATTGCACACGCACTATGGTAATGGTTCAACACTTATTGTAATTCCAGACGAAAAAATAGAAGGCGTATATAGAAATTCAATTACTGGGCGGCCAGTTGAAACCACTACGCAAAAAACGGCTGAACAGATGCAAGATGAACCGGCCGCAGAATTACCAAATGAAGATCAGTCAGTCGAGTATAATATTGACCATGAACAATTAATTAAAGATATCTTTGAACTGGTCAATCAAGAACGAGAAAAGAATAATGTTCCCGCTCTTACATATAATAAAGAAATTCAAGAAGCAGCAGACATTCGTGCAAAAGAAGCCGCAGAGCTTTTCTCGCATACACGGCCAGATGGTAGTTCTTGTCATGATATTATAGAATTAGAGTATTATGCCACTGGTGAGAACTTAATAAAAGCAGATAAAGAAATCGCTACGGCTCAAAATTTAATGAATAGTTGGATGAATTCTAAAAGTCATAGAGATAATATTCTATTAAAGGATTTTACTGAAATGGCAATTGGAGTTTATGAGAAAGATGACGTAGTTTATGCTACACAAATATTTTTGGGGTGAATACATGAAGCCAATTATAATTTATACTGGATAGAAAGATGAAGTAAAACTTACAAAAGAAGAGTTTGAAAAGTATATTTAGGAAGCATATGATTAGGGATACAAGAGTGGTTATAGTGAAGGAATAAAATGGGGACCCTTTAGAGTTAGTACTACACCATATTATAATATTTCTGATATTACAAACACTCCTCTCAAATATAACCAAGTAACTTGCGAAGCACATAATACAGTTGAGTAAAAGGAGTAATAATGAGAAAGCTTAAAATTACAGAAGAATTTAAGGCATATTCAGAAGAAGAAGCAATTCAAGCGCTCGAAGCTATGCGCGCAAACCAATCCAAAGAAGGATATACACTTGGCGCAAATGGATATAAATATAAGACCAAGAAAGCTAAAGGCGAAGTCATAGGCGAAGCTTGGATTGTGACCGCAACCAAGATTTATGGTGAGGTATGGGAAGATGAATGAAGATAAAGATATATTCGAAGGTGTAAGTAATGAATCACTGGAACTTCTTGATAAGGTGCTTGATAAAGATGAAGTTAACGGAATAGAACTTTTTGGCGCGCTTCTTGCCATGCCAGATAAAGACTTTGATATCTTAAAACCAGTTTTTCTAGATAGTATTATTGATACTTATAATACACCACAAGCGCAGATGCAGTTAGTACAAGCATTAGCTCAGTCTGGTATTTCAATCAACGACATTTTAAATAACGTGGATGAAATAATTGGTTCTTTCACTCCAGAGTTGACTGAGTTAAGCGAAACAAAAGTAGATATGATTAAACAGATACTAATTGCTGCTGCGAATGCGATTTCTACTTCTACTATCAATCCAGCGCATATGGTGAATATTCCAGTGGAAATTTGTAGAGAAAATGCAAAACTTCCAACATATGCAACGAATGGCTCTGCTGCAATGGATATATATTCTCCAGAAGAATATACGATTGAATGCGGCCAGACGGTAATTATCCCGATTGGTATCAAAGTTGCCATCCCACATGGATATGCACTTCTTATTCAGCCCCGCTCTGGTATGAGCGCACGCATGAAAATTAGAATTCCTAATAGTCCTGGTCTTATTGATGAAGATTATCATGAAGAGATTGGGGTTATAGTTGAGAATACTGATATTCATGTAAAAGATGTAGATATTGATTATGTAACTAATTATTTAGGAACTGAAACTGAACCTACTACTATAAAAGAATATGGAAGCCCTATTACTATTGGTAAGGGCGAAAGATTCGCGCAGATGCGACTTGTTGAAGTGCCACGCGTCAAATGGCAAACCGTGAAGTCGCTCGGTGAGCAATCGAGCGATCATGGTTCTGGTTTTGGCAGCACCGGGGTGAAGTAATTTGGGCCGAATAAGTATTGACGAGATTAGGAGTAGCGTAACTGCAAATGGTTGGGAACTCATTAGCGACGTCTATTATAATCTTGACTCTAACTTAGAATTTAGATGTGATAAGGGGCATCCAGTTATTGCCCCTTGGAAACGTCTAAGAGAAAATTTGATATGTCCAACTTGTATGAGAGAGCGGCTTAAGACAAAAGAGTTTCATAACACAAAAAAGAAAAAAGGAGAATTTAGAATTCTCGCTTTAGATTAGGCCACTCATGTAAGTGGATATGCAGTTTTTAGTGGAAAGAATCTAATTGATTATGGAACATTTACAACTACGGAAGATGATGATATTAGAAGATCATTATAGGTTAAGTAGTGGTTAATTTCATTGATTGATTAGTATTAGATAGATTTTGTTGGATTAGAAGGCATTCAATATTAGACCGCGGCCGGTGTAACGACATTTGAAACGTTGGCTCGTTTGCAAGGGATACTCGCCGCGACTTGTGTTGAAGAAAATGTGTAGTATAAAATAGTGCCTACTAACACTTGGAGAAACTAGTGCGGTGTCAAAGGTAAAACGCGGCCAGATAAGAAGAGAAGTATGTAGAGACTGGCAAAAGAATGGTTTTAGATAAGTGTTGGGGAAGACGAAGCAGATGCGCTTGGGATTGGGCATTATTGTGTGTAGACGGTTACACCGAAGGTGGAAATAATTGATTGGGAGAGTGAATGAGATGATTGTATGCACATGTGATACATGTGGAAGAGTTGTAGAAAATTGGAATACTCTTAATGTAACAATAAGAATGGATGGTTGGAAAAGAGAAGTATGTAATGATTGCTATAAAGGTATTAAAGATAAATTAAATGCTTTTATTGATGAAATTACAGTAACTCCAATAAATGAAAATGACGAATAAAGAAATTATAGCTGTCCTTAAAGGACTATCTGACTTAGACGAATTAAATATCCCATTAAATATTAAAACTAGTTATTTATTAGCTCGAAATAAACAAGTATTAACTCCATTTGCAGATATTATAAATTCACAACAAATAGAATTATATAAAAAATATGGCGAAAAAACAGAAGATAATACTTATATGGTTTCAAAAGAAAAAATGCCACAGCTGGAGCAAGATTTGAATGATTTATTAGAAATTAATAATAAAGTTCAAATTATAAAATTAAAATTAGAAGATTTTGGGGATAACAATATTCCTTTTAGAATTATTGAAGAATTGTTACCTATTATTATTGAAGAATAAATTAAAAGACGCAAGTTGTAACTTGCGTCTTTATTATTAATCTTGATAATAGTCACCTACAGCGTCTAGATATCCCTAAACAAGTTCATCTGAGAATCCATATGCCGCCTACTAAGTATAAGCATAATTTTGAGCAGCGCTTATAACAGCTGATATGCCACCCTAATTATAATAACTGGAATACATGCCACCTTGACAATCAGACCAACCATAGTTATAGCCTTCATCATAAGTACCGATTCCACCGCCTCCGCCTCCGCCTCCGCCAGAGACAGAAACAGTAACAGACGAAAATCCCTTGAATCCATATGAAGATGCATAATAAGTTCCATTACTACTAATAGATATAGATCCTAAACTTACACTATTTTTTCCAGCTATAAAAATGTCACTAGCATCTACTGTCATGTTTTCTTGGCCAGGACTATTTGTAGGTACAACTGGATTACCAAGTATATCTGTGCCAACCATATTTGCTGTTGTAGTAATATATAACCAAGCTGAATCGCCAATTACATTATAACATTGATTATTTACATATCTTAATGAAACAGCCAAGCTACTAACTCGCACGCTATTAATTCCCGCCACCCTCACCTCGTTAGGGGTTAATGCACCCCAATTCTAATGTAGCCAATCCAGATATGCATATCTACTACCAGTTGTAGAACCAGTTGTCCATGCCGCAGCAGAACTTGAGCCTGGAGTGAAATTAAAATTCTAATAGAAAGAAGTTAAATTCATTACATTGCCATCTAATATTGAAGATACACTACCATAAGCAACTAATGCACCTGTAGTTCCATTACTGCCTAATTGCAGACTTCCAGAAATGGTCGCGCCACTATTCATACCAGTAATAATTGTTGTAAATCCACCACTCGTTAATGTAATACTACCATTATTTAATAAACTAATGCCACTACCAGAAAATCCTTGTGGTGTCATAGTCCATCCGCCAACATTTCCATAGGATGCTCTTAAACTATCAGTATCAATAGTATATTTATTTACATTATATGTAGCATCCCAACCACTATTAATATAAGTACCGGTATGTGTATTGTACAAACCATCCGCTGTAAATAACCATCCAGCAATTTCTCCTGACTTGGCAAAAATATCACCATTATTTTTTAACTACCATTTAACATCATCATTAATAGTACAAGTAAAATTACCATCAGAATTCATCACTACATTGCCGCCGTACAATGTCTTTTCATTAATATACCATCCACCAATACGACCGCCCGCAGCGTAAACTTCACCATCAACAGTAACTCCAAATTTATTACCAGCAATTATATAATAATTATGTGTATCACCAGCACTAGGCTTTCCGGTACCTTCTTGCGGATTTCCTACCTTCTATAAATCCGCCGCAGTCGAAGTTGGGCCAAGTATCGTCCAATTCTTTCCTTCCGAAAACAATCCAAGAGTGCCGCTATTAGCAACTGTATGATAAAATGAATCTTTAGTTAAATTCCAACCACCAATTGAATCAGTACCAGTAGCACTAACGTTAAATATATTATTGCCTTGTTCATCACGTACCCAAATACCATAGTCAGTTATCACACCATTCTCTAAAAATCTACCAATTTGAATACGGTCAACATTACCAGTTTTTAATATAATATCTTTTTCGGTGGAAATTTCCAATGATACAGGAACCTAAATACCATCTTTTGTAACTTGTGTTCCACTGGTTAATCTAAAAACAATACCATCACCATCATCAGAAATTTCAAGAGATGCATCGGCGGTTGAGCCACGAAGAAAGAATCCTTTCCATGTAAGTCCAAACTTAACACCAGATGAAGGATCCCAAATAGCATCTTCAGTACTAGGAATAAAATCTTCTGTACCTTGATATCCATATACACCGAACTGGTCAAATCGAACATACTTACTAAATGGATAAACAGTAGTTTGACCAGTGGTAGGATCTGTAATCATATTAGTAGTATATGCGTTAATACCAGCACTATCCCATCTAAAAGCAGGATGGTTGCCATCATATACATAAATTTCACTCGTATTTAGACGGCCTGCGGTTAATATATCTGCACTAATTCCATCACCACGAACGGCGTTCTTCCAAGTCACACCACCATCTTGAGTAATGAATAAGCCGCCCGCCATTAACCGCAACTTTAAACCAGAATCTTTGTCATCTGTAATTGTAATACCAGTTGAATCCCAAGTAACTTTTTGATTACTTGCATTTAAAACCCAGTTTTCATTATTATCAAAAGTATCTTGTAATAAATCAAAACTTAAAGTCTTGTCTGGATTTATTGCTCCCGCGGCCTTCTCATATCCACCCGATGCATATTGTAGGCTTTGTGCTGTGGCTGTAATACGTTGGAACAAGTCATCAAACTATGTTTTATAGTTTTGTACTTTAATAATATCTTTCTCTGGAGTATCAAAGAAAGAAGTAATCTCACTAATTATAATCTTTAACTTATAAGGAGTAATCTTGTCATTTGCATATCCAAAGAACTCTCTATCAACAACATAACAAGTATCACCAGTATCAAACACCTTAGAACTAAAATCTTCTAAAGATGCCAGACGCATTACGTTAATATCATATGATAATTGCGGCCGGGATGATGTATATGCAACATCCACTGCATCTAAATAATACTTATTATCATCAATATAACTTGCATCTTGCCATGTGCCTTCTTGGATATATCTTGCATACTTCTTAAAGAACGCAGTATGTAACGCCTATGTCGCTGCGGCGATAGTTTGCTGACGCGCAGCCCGCTCATTAATATAGTTCTCCAGCTTTGTCACACTTGCGCGTAAATCAACTAAAGCACTACTATTTTTATTAATAGTATTCTTTAACTAAGCCACATTATTCATTAATGACTAAACTTTCGTATGATCTGCGTGAGATTGCGCGTATGCTTGTGCTTGCGCCCATGTATCAACACATGCCAACGTCATTAAATCTGCTTGGCACTATCCAAGTTTTTCTTCAGATGCCTTCTATTGTGCTTCTAAAACAGTCAACTAAGAATTCTATTTCGTTAATTCAGTTCTCTTCTATAATAAAATCTCAGTTAACTCATCATATTCTTTATTATAAGCATGTAAATTATAATAATACCCAAGCCAATTACTAGATGTACTATATAAATCTCTATCAAGAGTTCTCTAATCAAGCAATCCCTAACTCGTATAATACCCGAAATCCATTATAAAATTTTCTTTTGTATAGTTCATATCGCTTCGCGCGATTGTACAGAAACCATTCTTACCGAATTCATTATCATTTGGCAATACTAAAACTTTTGTAGTGATATTATCCGATACTATTGTTCTCTTTATATTTTTTACATCAATACCATATTCAAAGCACCAGCCTAAATCAGTACCAATATATTCTACAAGAGTCACATATTTTTCTGGCAAACCTTCATCATCTAAAATAATTTTACCAGTCTCATCATGATTAATAGTAAACCTTACCCAGCATTTAAAACTCTCAGCAATTGACTAAAGAATATTAAATCTATTAGAATTCTTCGCCTCAATAGTGGCGATTTTTTCATAATTGTTCGTCCTTGGTATGAAGCGGCCGCCCTGTTCATTTTCTCCTTCATATAAGAAAACTAAACTCTCAACATCATCAACACCGTCGTGATCTGCATTATAATATCTATATACATTTTTTGCAACAGACTATAATGCAACTTCACCAGGATTTATACGCTCTTCTGTCGTACTCCCATAGTTTCTAATACCAACTTCATACTTAAAGAACTCAACTTCTTCGATCCATCTGGTTGCAATTGCTTTTAAATATAGCCCTAATTCATTAACTTCACTAGCTGGGCAAGAAATATTACAAGTTAAAGTAAACTCAGTCCAAGGACCATTAGTAACATAATTACTAACTGTAAAGTAATTCTAACTAGTATCACTTGGCTAATAATTATTATCTTTATTATATGTTCCAATAAATGGTGTTACAGCAGTACCATGTTCATAAGTATCCACTACTGGCGCTTCATTACTTTGTGGATGAATCTTTACTCTAAAGATATACTTATCACCTTTATGGAAGCCACCAGTATTACCGTTCTTTATATCACCTTGGCTTGGAGTTAAATACTACAAATTAGAACTAATACCAGAATTATAAATATAACCACTATTAATTTTCAAATAACTTTTTGCATTATAAGTCTATATATCAGTGTTCCTATCAAACTTTGGATATACGCCCCAATTTAACTCATTTCCAATCCATCCATCTAAACTTGTAAAACCAGAAGGATTAGCAACTAAATTTACTACCATTATAGGATCAGTAAATTCAGTTCTTTCATATCCATATACCTTTTTATTTGTTTGATTATCAGTGTAAACATTTACATACCTATCAAACAATTCATCGTATTCAGTAATCTAACTTTTTACAAGCCTTTCCGCGCGATACCGTGTGGATATACCGCTAGATGTGTCAATCTAAAACTTTAGCTACCCATTCTAACTAAGATTAACAAATCCGGTTAATTTCTGAACATCAAATGAAGCCACATAACAATCCCCATTTAATACCAGCATATTATTCTCATCAGTGGCATATCCTTCAGCAGCATATAAGAACTATACTTTTTTACCACTAATCGTAGCTTCAGTTATATCTATTATAGAAGAATAAAACACCAATACAGTAGCATTAGCTGGAATTGTTACAGTTGTGTCTCCATTTGGAGACTATTTTGTTGCTGTAAATTGAGATCGTGCACGAGCTTCATAAACTGGTTCTTCAGTCTTCTAATAAATTTTAGTAGATCCTTCTTCATCATAGCGCCAGCCGCTATTCTCCAACACGCTATCAACTAACTCGCCTGCTGTACCAGTATTATTCTACAAATCCAAACTATACTCAAGATTATATCCATTACGACTCAATTCTGTAATAAACGCATCTTTACAAGTATAAACAACACTCTTACTCTGAGTATCTTCATCACGGTTCTTAATTAATAAATCATACCAAACATCTTTCCAAAAGACTTTAACTTTACGTTCATTAATTAATAAATCCAGAAATGGATTTGTATATTTCTCTCCAGTTATTTCATCAGTGTATACCTAATACATTTTAAATGTAAGTGTATGTGTTCCATTTACATTAGTCACCAGCTTCGGTTCAACTGCGCGAGCCATCCCGCGCATTGTATCAGAACCAATAACACATAACTTTCTCTCATTTAAAAAAGGTATACCACTAGAGGTAGTATCTGGATAGTCTTCCCATAAACTTATTTCATATTTATCCATTTACTCACCTCAATAGTATAAATAATTAAATCTAATTGAATCCCATTCAACATTTGAAGTCAATACATTCTTATCCACTGGAAGTAAAAAGAAATCACCTTGTGTAATAAATCTATTATACAACGCCCCAGTCTTATTAAAATTACTATCTAATCCTTCAATTAAATGAGTTCGCATATCAACACATAAATATACATCATTACTATTTAACTTACTAATTCCGCTTATTACCATTTTCCCAGTAACTTTTCCATTCGTTGTCAAAGTCAATTCAATCTCACTATTACCAGTAAGCGTATAATAAATTTTAATAGGAGCTTCAATATCACCCATATTATTCAACTCTTGTTGAGTTTTCGCACCAAAATATATATCTCTCGTACTTAGTGCATATGGATAATAAGCCACTAAATTCGCACTTCCTTCTCCCTTGTATATCTTAATCTCCTTATAAGGAAAACTAATATACTTCAAAGTAGGTGGCGAACTACATTTTACATAATACTTCTTATATGAAATTTCATCAAAGATCAACTCTTTAACGCCCTTAAATCCAAAAATCTATTTGAGACGTCTTATGTCTTCATCTCTTAAATCATCAAAAGCAAAATCAATACTAAAAGGTTTTTGGGTATAAAAAGTATCCCAGTAATACGTACCATCCGCGCCGGGCACCTAAGCAGTAGCATCACTAAAGTTAGGTGTAAGATTCTCAGTATACCTATTACTATTACTTACTCTTGTGATATTTAATTGAGAAGAATGGATGTCTCCTAATTGGAAACCAAGAAAGTCTCCACTAAAAACACTCATATAAATTCCTCCTTTTATGAAGGGGCCATATAGACCCCTTCAATCCTACACTAAAGTGATGTTATCTCGCGAAGTTTACAGCATTTACATTTCTATAGCTGGCGGCCTAGTAAATATCGGTTTTAACTCTATCTACCAGTCTATCAACATCATAATCATTATTAATTTCACCAACATTCATTGTCAGTTCAACATATACATTTCCACCAAGATTATTAGTTGTAGAGCCAGCCCCATCAAACATTGCCGGTAACACATCTGCCAGCCGCATAAATGCATCAGTTTGCCGCGCATTAAGTACATATTCTGGATCGTTTGCTGTACCATCAAGCCAAGCCCAACCAGTTTTATCATTCAAACCACCAGTTGCATACTGAAGTTTTTGACTTGTCACAGACGAAGCCGGAATCATCGCCCAAATACCAGCACTAATTCCATCTAATCCTTCAGAGATCTTCAATAAATATGCGCCAGCTTGATTGGCAGCAAGAATTAACTCATTCCCCCATACTTCACGTTGTTGCTCACTCATGGCTTTCCAACCTTCAGCATTCTATAAGATCTATTCAAGTTCAGATCCATGAATTAATGACCCGTTCTGATCCATTCCGCTTTCCATTAACTGTGCAACTTCCGTCCACAATGCGCCAGTTTCTTGCCAGTATTCTAACTAAGCAGTCATTAATGCAATCTATTGTTGACGTTGCTCCGCAGCTTGATCATTTGCTTCTGAAAGTCTTTCGATTTGCTGATCAATCAGATTGTCCGAGTATTCTTGACGAGCATCTTGTAATTGCTACTCTAAACTTCTAATCTCACTCTCATTTGCTCCAGTTGTGTCACGCCGCAAATAAGCCAGTCGTGCTTCCATATCAGCAAGGTTATTTTCAGTATTAGTATTATCTCTAATCTATCTTGAATATTCAACTTCTTTCTAAATCGAATCAAGAATTGCTGAATTGGTATCATTTAATGTATCATTCAGATTACTTAAATTATCAATCGAGTCCTAATAAGACTTTACAACCGCGTCCAAAATCCTTTGCTAGAACTGTGTGAATTCTTGTAAGTATCTCTCTTCAAGCTCTTTGATCTACGCTTCAATGTCCCACATGGCATCACGCGCTTCATCCATTTGATCTTGAATTTTCTCAACACGACTAATAAGATCAGTAACTTCATCATACTCGTCTTTATCTTGAATAGCTTCAATTGCATCCCAGTCAATCTCAATAGTTTGATCTTGGTCATTCCACCAAACATAATTACTAAGGCCACTAATACCAAGTTGCTCGTCCATCTCTTGACGACGCCGCCGTAATGCTTCTGCTTGATTTTCACGGGCAGTATAGAGATTATCAAGTTGAGATTTGGTTGTGTTGTAAAGATCACGACCAGTCTTAGAAATATCTTTTAAATAACGATCATGTTGTTCAGAAAGTTTTGTTTGAGTCCGCTCTAATTCGGCTATATCTTCCATAAGATTATACAGCCAGTCAATTTCATTTTCCCAAACGGTGGGATTGTCCATTGAATTATCAGAACCACTACCGGACCCAATAACATCACCATCTTTCTTTGGATTCCAACGGCCACGTGCATAAGAAGCAATTACTCCACCATTTGCAACGCTATTTCTCAGAATACGTCGTGTTTCCGCGCCATTAAAAACTCTGTCACCTGGATTTAAATTCCGAAATTCCGGACCATTTCTACCAGTAATATAAGCATATCCACGTTCTTTATTCCAAACAATTTCTGGTGATTCTTCCCCAGTAAGCGCCGGCCCGGGTGTTAATTGATTGCCACCACTTGCTCTCGAATTTACTACGCCACCAGTAGCACCAGAAATGGTAGAACCATTAATATCTGGATATTGTGGTACTAAATCAATATAAGCCCAGAAATGTGTACCATTAATTGTTAATCCAACTAACTATACTCCAGAAACGCCAGCTTCATTAATGGCTTTTTCTAAATTTGCCTGTAATACACTCGGATCAACGCCATTTAATTCGCCTTCAACAAATGTTGCACTCTAAGTCGCCGCAGTCTATGCCGCAGCAGCAACGGCTGCTTCGTAACCCTAAGTGTCTGCTTCAACATTTATTACTTCTGTTTGTTCACCATCACCAATTGGCGTATTACCCATTTGGACAATATTTGTAACATTTGGTTGTAACTCAATTGGTACTTGTATTGGTTCCGATGGGGTCAACTGTGCAGTTAAATCAGCTAAAATTGATTGCTAAGTCTCTTCTGAAATATTTAATTTGGTTAAAGTAGCACTTAAACCATCTAAATTTAAATCGCCATCTTTAATATCAGACGCAATTGCCAAAAGTACCGCAGCTTTTTTCTCTGGAGTTAATGCAGCAAATGTTGGATTTGCAGTGAGATTAGTTAAATCAACGCTCTAACCACTAAGTTGAGTATTTAACCAGCTAAGAATTGCCGAAAGCGAATTAGCATCTAATGTTGCTGTTTCACCTAAAACAGCTTTAATAGTATCTAATGCTATGGTTGGGTCTTTTTCGTTAACTGCTGCTTTAATCTTATCAATAACTTCAGTAACAACTGGATCATCAACTTCAACACCTAAAATACTTGCAATAGTAAACTGAAGGTTATTAAGTTCAACTTCAGCGCCATCAAGTGCTTCACTCTATGAAATCTATTGAATAAGATCTGCCTACGCAGTTGCATCATAGCCCATTTGACTAAGTGCATTACGAAGTTGCTCAATATTGAGCTTACGCTTTCCTTCTTCTTCAGTAATAAAACCTTGAATCCACGTATCAAATTTTTGACCATTTAATGTTAAATCTTCTTTAAATTTATCAAAAAATTGTTTACCAAATAATGGAGTATTAGCATCATAAAAATTTAACTAACCAAGTTCTTCTTGTAATTTTGCTTTTAAATCCTTAAGTTGAATGCCAAATTGATCGGCAATAACCTATAAATCCTAATCAGACCAAAATGTTTGTCCTTTTTTAAAATCAGCTTTTATAGCATCAATAGCACTATTAAGAGATAAAGTCTATAACTAATTATAAAAATCAATGTCACCATGTGAAGCAAAAGCTTCAACAAACATCTTCGCGGCTTGCTCTGATATACCAAAATTAGTAGTTAATTCTTCAAGTAAACCATTTAAAGTACCATATTTTTCAATATTCCACTCTAATTCATGATCACCAGTCATGGTAATACCTAACTGGTCCATCACATTCTTATCACTAAAGAAACCATAGGCATCATTATCAAGCCATTGCTTCATCTACTGAATGCGCCCGCGCATCCAATCTTCGCCTTTTTCCCAATCTTCAACATAATTTCCGCCGAAGAAAGCTTTCCATAACTTCTAAGTTCTTTCATTACCAAATTCAAAATTATCAGTTAATTCTTCTAATTCAGTAACTTTATCAACTAAGAAATCAATACCTTCGCCATAATCAATACCTTCATCAAAATTAGCAATAAAGTCGTGTACTTCATTAACTAAATCATCGAAAGTATACATATTATCAAGAATATCTAAGATGACGTCATTTAAGTCTTCAAACTCCATTCTGCCATCAGCGATCATTCCCAATGCCTTAGCTAAAGATTTAACACTTGCGATATTTGAATCTAATAAATCAGATAAAGCTTCTGACTCGTCAGCTAACTCAATTAATTCTTTTGGTGTAATTTTTCCGTTTTCTTCAACTAATTTTTCAACATCTTCACCGATGTCTTCATAAGCTTCAGTTAACGCTTGACGAACTAAATTACCAGAATTAAAGATCTACGTGTTAGAATCTAATATGTCTTGTGCAAGTAATCTAACATTTTTGCTAGTATCTTCTAAACTTTCTTGTAGTTTAAGAAAAGCTTTAAGTGGATTATCTAAATTAATACCATTTAAAAATCCTTGAATTTCACGAATATCTTCTTCAGCAGTTGCTGGATTTAATAATATATCAATTAAATTACCATAATTACCACTAGAAATTAACTAATCAGCATAATCTAATGTATTAACAACTGCTTGCTGAAGATCTGGAGTAGAATCTTCAAAGAACTATTCTTGCCTTTCCGAAGAAACTCCATATTGATTAAAGCGTTCTTGTATTCTTTGTTTATTATTTTCTTGAATCTCGCGGTTAGATTGTGCAATATTAATAATAAACTTCTTAAGCTCTTTTACACCTAATCCAGTTAATTTACTAAATTCAACAAAAGCATCAGAAGTTTCATCTATACCAAACGCGGCAAGCATCTCATCCGAGTCAAGACCAAGTAAATTAACATTTCCAACATCACCAGCTAATGTGGACATAATACGTTGTGCACTCGCAGATGATGCCCATGCTTGTAATTCAGCAAGATTATCATTATTAATTCTACCAGTTTGACCATATATACTGCCAAGTGCAGAAGCCAAACTATCTGCAAGTGCATCAGCCATACCAGCGTCACTAAATAAAGATTGATAACCTAATCTTGCATAATTATTCGCAGCCGCTCTCGCAGTTTCAGCAGCAACTAATTTTTCAGTCTATTCGGCACGTAATTTAGATGAATCACGATAATCAAGTTCAAAATTTTCTGCGCGTACTCCTAATCGTCCCGCTTGCCTATCATAAACAACTGCTTGTTTATCTTGCTAATTTGCATTCGCAAAATAAGCATCAACATTTGCTTCAACCGCGGCTTTTGCTGCTTGTTCTGCTGCCGCGGCTAACGCTTCTTCATCTAATGTTAGTACAATCTATCCATTTTCAGTTGCAGATTTTAAGTATTTTGCATATGTTGCGTCTTTTTCAATTAATGACAATATATAATCATTACGACTTAAAATCGCACTATCTCGTTCGGTTGTATTAGTAGACTCTGCGACAGCATCACTATAATTTTTATAGCTATCCTAAACTTCCTTATAACTATCTGCTAACTCTTTCGCTTTTGCAGCATCTTCTTCTGCCTATTTAGCTAGTTTTGTTGCAACCTTTAACTATCCTTCTGGAGTAAACTTCTCCCAAGCTTTATAACCAGCAACAACAACACCAACAGCTACACCAATAGCACCCAATGCTGTTGCAATACCAGCAAGCCCTGCCGCAGTACTTCCTGCAGAAACACCACCCCAGATATTACCAAGGGTTTGCGCACCAGCCCATGCTTTTGAAGCACCACCACCAATAACTTTTCCAAGTCCAGCAAAAGGATTTAAAAATCCAGCTGCTAATGTACCAGCAGTCCCCCGACTGGCTAAATTACCAATAAATCCTTGCTATGCAGCACCGCTAAGCATTGCGGTTGACATAACAGAACCGAAGCCACCCGCACCGAGCGGTTTACCAGTTAAAATACCGCCGATACTTGCAAACAAACCAGAAGCTAAACCTTTACCAAGATTTAAGCCACCAATTAAAAGCATTAACTTAGAGAAAGTATTTAAAAATTTACCAGCACCAGTATCTAAAGCACCAAAACCACTAGTTAAAGCATTAATACCATTTAATAAATTTGTTAATAAGTCAACACCAGCTTTAACGAGATCACTATTAAGAATGCCCATAGCGAACTCATTCCAAGCATTTTTAAGACGAGCTAATTTTGATTCTAATGATTCTTGTGTTTTTTCAAACTGCTTTGCAGCCGCACCATTTGCATTATATGCTTCTTCAACTAATTCCTAAGTACGAGCATAATCAGCCATTAAAGCAATAAAACGAGATTGCTGACGAGAACCAGCGGCTTGAGTTGCAATATAACGTTGCTACAGAGAGTTTAAGCTATCCCATTTCTCAGCAAGCTCTAAGAATATATCGTCAATACCAACTTCGCCTAAGAAATATCTATTTAAATCAATACCGGCAGTTCTTAAAGCGGCTGAAACTTTGTTGACGTCAATAAGTTCGCCTTCATCGTCATTCCCTTTTAACTCGCCTTCACTAACTAACTTTTTAACTTCAGCAAAACGAGCAACAACCGTCTTTAATGCAGTACCAGCAGTTTCAGCGGACTCACGAGTGGTCTCAATGATCTGTGCCAAGAACGCTGCGGTTGTCTCAAATTCCATCCCCGCATTATGCGCCAGAGATGCAACCTTTGTCATAGCAGTTGAAATTTCATCAACGTTAGAAGCAGAAATTGCGGCCAGACGAGAATAAACATCATCAATTCTTTGAACATTCTATTCGTTAATTTCCATATTGAAACCACGAATAGCGTTTGTCATACGGTCAGTTGCAACCGCAGCATCCAACCCAGCAATACGAGCCATCTTTAATGTTTCATTAGAGATAGCCATTACTTCATTAGTCTTTAAACCTTGCTGATAGTAAAGTGTTGCGGCTTCATAAGCAGCCTTAGTAGTAACACCAAGTTCATTGGCACGCTTAGTATATTCTGGCAACTGTGCCCACATGTCGCCTACTGAAAAATCAGTGACAACAGCAGTTTCAGTCATGGCTTTATCCAGTTCTTTAATCGTATTATACGCTTCGCGCATAGTACGCTTAACTAATTGAATAGCATTGTTTAAACCAAAGAAATACTAAATACGACTTCTTAACTAATCAATTTCACGCGCTTGTGTGTTAAATTGCTCTAATGCATTTCCAGCGTCGCGCATATTGTTGCCAAGATCATCAAAAGGCTGGCCAGCACCACGTACAGCGCCTTCAGCAGTTCTTAAATTATTGGCTAAATTTTGTAATTCTTTATTAAGATATGCTTGAATAGCATCGGCCGCGCCTTTAGTATCAGCACTAAATTTACTCATGTCTAAACCAGTTAGACGGCCAATATCATCAAGTAACTATCTTAATCCGCCACCAGTTGAAGCGCTGGCCATATTATTCAATATATTTTGATACTGTTGTAATTTACTGGTCGCTTCGGTTAATTTATTATTTAAATCAGCTAAATCTTTTGTCTGTTTTGTATATGTTGTGGCATTAGCTTGTTGTGCAGTTAATCCTTTTAAAACATTTTCAGCATTTTGTAAAGCAGTTGTATAAGTTGCAATATCTTGTTGTGCTTGACGCCAAATTGAAGATTGTTTATAATTAGAAGTTCTAGCTTCTACTTTGGCTGCTCTATTCTATGCATCAGCTAATGCAGTTTTATATTTATCAACTTCTACTTCTGCTGCATTTATATCGTCTTTTAACTTTTTCCATTCTTCATTAGATAAAGTTTTCTTATTGCCAACATCTTGAATTTTCTAATTAAGTTTATCAACTTCACTCTATGCTTTTGAAACTTCTTTTGTTGCATTAGCAATATTTGTCTAATAAGTTTTTAAAGCATTAGAAGCACTAGTAATATTTTTACTAACTTTTTCTGGGAAGAGTCTTTCTAAATCTTTTCCGCTTAATCCAGTTAAGTCTTTAACTTGAATTTTTAATTTTTCAAAAGCACTAGTAATTTTATTAGCCTAGGTCTCAAGTTTTTTAAAATCGGCTTTCCCACTTATGCCTTTTCCAATAGCAACTTCAAATTCTTGAATCTCTTTGGAAAGCTTATCAAAAGTCCCCTATAATCCTTTAGTTATGTTCTGCGGCAGATGTAAGCCATTAAGAGTACTCTAAATCTAACTTAACGCGCCCTTCATCTAATTAACATTTAATTGCGCATCAAATGTTAACGTAAACTTCTAACCCGCCATTTATTTCTCACCTCATAAAATAAAATCAGCATTAGCTAAAACTAATGCTGACTATCTTATTCATCACTATCTATTATATCTTCGTCTAAGAACAAAAACTAAGCCACATAACTATTATGGCGTTCTTCAACGGGCACGCCTTCTGCATCGAAAGTTCCAACCACAGGATTCGCCTGCGCGCCTAATCTTATAGATAAGCCAGACATTAATTTTAGTTTAGGAATCTTAATAATTCCAGTTGTCATTCGTCCAGACGTATCGTCCTTTACCCTCGTTTTTGCTTCTAGCTCTAAGAAGCCACGTAGGAATCTTTGCCCTATCTTCGCGACATCAACGCCGCCTTCATAGTTATATCTATATTTTATGACCACATCTTTAAATCCAGTTTCTATTTTAGGATTGCGGCCAACTTTGTGCCACTCAAGTTTTTCTCCAGTTTCTTTATCATAAATAAAAACTTCATCCACTATTTCTTCAGTGGTTTCTATATTTCCAGTTTCATCACTTTCCAATTCTTCCATTTTTGTAACTAAAACTGGTTCATTGTCTCCACGCTATAACATCTATGCGTTATTCAATAATCCAAACTACAAATTAGAAAAAACACCTTGAGAGAAAGTTAATTTTAACTTATGAGTGGTTTCCCAATAAACTAATCCCCTATCATCATACCCACCATGGGCATAAACATAGGTTTTCAACTCCTATAAGCCAGCCACCTAAATCTTATCAAAGAATGCGATTGTTTCACCCTTCTAAAACTTGCGGCCATTTACTTCTATATCCTAAGTTGCTTTTAAATGTACATCTTCTAATGTTTTGAAAGTCCCTAAGCTCTCATCCATATCCTTTTTCCTCCTAAAAGAAATAGCGGAGAAGTTTCCTCCTCCGCCATAACTCAGTTATTCAACTATTAACCTGCACTCACTGGGTCAAGATCATACTGAACGAGCTTCATCATTTCGCCAGATTCTGGACGCAGAACCGTGAGGTTCATATTGAAGGTAGAAGGATCACCTTCAGCTTCAAGGGTAATAGTGTTCTCTGCGCTCATCTTAGCCTTAGGAATGATGAACTGGAAGAACTGGTCACTACCATCGACGTCAGAACGGGAATAGGTGTCGCCAGTAACATAATAAGTACCAGGGAAGGTATCGCCAGACACAACGATAGTCTTCGTGGTGGCCTTAACGGTATAAGTGATAAAGATCTTCTCACCAGCATGACTGGAGAAAGGAGCGGTAGCAGACGAATGTGCAGCTTGAAGCTCTGCAATCGTCAAAGTGCTATCTAATACAGAACCAGTTTCAGAAACAGCTGTTGCAAGGGTAATACCAGAACTTGCAAAAGCAACCATGCCAGCAGGAGTTGTGGAACTACCAATGTAAATCTTTTTACGGGCAGAACCCATATCTCTATCATAAATATCAGCAGTGAAATACTCGGGAAGCTTGCCCTCTGCATCGAGACGAAGAACAGCAACACGATTAATATCTTGAGCAGTAGCCTTGGTAACAGCGCCATCACCAAGCATGATAGACATGGACTTCGGGCTGAACAGAGCGTCTTCAATATTAACGGTAATTTCCTTACCATAGTCCCAAGTGATCAGTTTCGGATTACCCTTACCACCACGGGCGTCAACTTGCTCAGCAGTCTGCTCAATAGTAGAAACTTTCAGGGTATCAAGAAACAACACAGGTGCGCCAGGAGTACCGTCAGGATTGATCTGGTAAAATGTTACGTCTGCAACTTCTTTGATACCATAACGGTCAAGAATACTAGCCATTTAAAATGACCTCCTATGTTATAAATCTTCTATATTTCTAATCCAAAATTGCGGTTTAACTTTTTTGCTATCCGCGCCAGCAATCAAAGATTGAATATCAATATCGTACTTATGTTTTTCTTGATAGTATCTCATAATAACTGATATGGCGGCCTAGCTTAACTCTCCGACATTAAGTGGAGTAATACCAATACCCATACAGCAAATTGATGCTAAAGTGGCGCCTAAAGTAAGTGAATCTTTAGATTTTGCCTTAACACGGTCGCGCAATCTTGCTTTTGCCTTAAAGTATTTTACTTTTGGATTTTCGTTAGGATTGTACGGTTCCGCTTCTTTTTCACCAATTGAACGCCTTAGGGCATTCTAAAAGTCGAAATAATTAGTCTTGTTTATAATTTTTAGATCGCTTATAGTTTTTGCATTTGTAAGTGCTTCTTTCAAATCACCAATTAAAATCATGCGCTATTCCATTAATAGCATAACTGGTTCTTTAATAAAAAACTATAAACCATTAACAACTATTTCTTTTAGCCGCTCGTCAGCAGCGGCTAAAGAAAAAACATACTCTAGTGGAGTGGGAACATTTGTCATAGGTAATTTCTATTCAGCATACTCGTCTTCAATATCTTCCTATGTACTAAGAAATAATTTTCTATATACTGGATAATTTTGTTCAGTTAATATATCACTGATTTTCGGAGGGTATACCTTACAGATACCTTTAAAGGGGAATGGTAAACCTAAAAAGGCATTACTATCAATCATAAGAAGTTAACCTGTATACCATTTCATAACTGGCAATCTCATCAGTTAAGAAGTTAATTTGAAAATCACCACCGCGCATTTTACCCAGCCCTTCGATGGTTTTATTATTAAGGCTCTTATGAATCTCACCCATTATTGAGAAAGGCCGCAAGTTAGAATCTTTAATTGCCCATTGTGTTAATGGAACAAACACTTCTACATCTATTTCAAAATCCCGAAACTCTCCATTTTCTGAATTAAGGCGGCCGCGTACTACACGAATTGTAACAATACTCTATGCGGTTTCTTTATAACCAATTCGTGGCACGATCTTTATCATCTTATCATAGACTTCGTTTCTAATCTATTCAGATGTTAAATCTGGTTGAGATAAAGGATCTTTATCAGTGTAATATAATAACTTTAACAAAGTTTGGTTTGCTTGAAGACGAGTAATGATCTTCTGTAAGTTTAAACCTAAATCCGCCAAATTACGTGTTGCCATTATGCATTACCTCCATTTAACCAGAAGAAGTCTTCATCATTGTCTTCTTCTTGTTTCTCAGGCGGTGGCGTTAAATCAAACTCATAAATAGGATCAACGCTCACAAATTCCACGCCCGGAGTTGACTATATATCATATCCAGTGACACGATATTGTTCTTGGAGTGGCTTTTCTCCAATTATAAAATAGTCATCAATTTTTAAATTTGCATTTGTTGGCATCACAAAGAAACTCAACTTTAAGTTTTCTTCATATATAGTATCCATACGTGAACGAGATTTAATCTCATTCTTTAACATATTATCTTCTTGACCATACATATAAGCATAAGAAGTTTGCTCCGATCCATCGCGCGCAGTCCATGCTAGCAGATGAGTCATTTTTAATACTATATACCTATTATACCCACTAGCTTTTATATTCTCAAGATAATATATCATCCAAGGCATTTCAATACCATCTTTATTAGTCAACATTAAAATTGTTCCATTAGGAATATTTAAATCAACATGAGTGAGTAAATATTGCCGTGTTTCACTATTATCTTGTTTATTGCGTTCTAAACTACCAGCATGATGCTGATTATTATACATAAAATCTACTCTATAAATAGACTTTAATAAGTATAAATCAAATAAATGTTCACGTTCCCCTTGAATACGAGACTGATAATCATTACCAAAGCGATTTAAACGCTATTTATATATATCAAAATAACTCATATCTTAGATAATAAACTCATACAATCAAAGATTGTACTTCTAAAATAATCATAACTTAAATAACGAAGCGAAGAAACTTTTGTATATAGTCTATAATAATTAATCGTCTTATGATCTTCTGGATATGACATCAATTCAATTAATATCGAATCTAAGAACTTTTGCCATTCTCTACCTTTTTCATATTCACAGAGTAGACCAAAAAGACGATTCTTTAAGTTATTATTATAGCCTTCCAATGCATTATTCATCTATTGCTGTAGCCAGCCGCGTATAATCGAATGGCTTCCTCTTTATAGATCTATAATATACAGCTTCTAAACGAGCCGCATTTTTCTTTTCCTAATTTAACATTTGATTAAACTTATCTAATAAGTTAGCTTGTGAAAAGTCTCTTTCTTCATAAAGCGGCTTTACATTTTCCCATGTTAAAATAGTTCTATTTAACCACTCACATTTCATATAAGTGGCCAAAATTTGAATTTCTTCGTTACTTAAATCATCAACAAAAGACTCTTCGCCAGTCTCTTCGTCAATTTCAATATCAAGAGAAACACGGGGAAATTTAAACCAAGGAAGCGCGCCTTTTAAAATGGCTTTCCAATCTTCTTTAATATCTTCTTCTTCCCAGTAACCCCATTCGTCATCCAACATCTTTGCGAGGAAAGCGTCATAAACAGTCTAAAAACTGGTCATTTATCATCCCTCCACGCTTTTTCTTAATTCAATCCCCTTTAAAACATTACGTCCACTAATCTCAGTTAAGAAATTAGCCTTAGGAATACTACCATCATCGCCATGCTTCATA